GCTTTAATTGCATGCCTTCCATAAAAGGTACACCTTCACGAGCAAAGTGCTCACGTGCATCTGCTAATTTTGCATCCTTTTTAGGATCATTATCTAATGCGGCCACAATAGATTCTACTGAATATAAATCATCAGCTGTAGCCGATTTGTTTAATAATATTTTTGCAATCTTGTCTGGATCATTACTAATAATTTCATTTGTTGCGCGATCCTGCAGACCGGCATTTTGGTTTAATTTATAACCCATGCTTTTGGCAATAGAATTAATTAAGACATTACGATCCTGCCCTTTGTAATTTGAATTAGCTGGTGCACTCAACATGAATTTACTAAATGGCACATCCTTTAAAAACATAAAGTCTGTTTGTACATAACCTTTATCTGGATTTCCGTTAATAGGAGTTTTAAAATGAACACTAATACCGCTTTTACGGATATATTCCGCCGGCTTTAGATTATTTAATGTGCACCACTGAGTTAATTGTGCTACTAGTTGTTCTTTGGTGTAACGATTAGCATCTACAGCCACATCCAAATCGCCTGACGTAGGTTTACGTCCTGTTGATCCTAGTGTATTATCCTGTAGATCCAAGCTGGTCATCTGTTCTAACCAAGCTAGTGTAGGTTTAACATCCGTTTGATTAATGCGTTGCGTTAATGCACGTCCTGATGCATCTTTAAAGATGTTTCCGCCTTCAAAAATATTCATTAAATTGAGAATCCCATTTGTTTTAACAATGCATCAGCTAAAGGATTTCCTGTACTGCGTACATTATTATTTCCACCACTGGCTGCTTGTATTGCTTGCCCTGCTGTACTTAATGCGCCTGTGTCTAAGCCGGCGGCTGATAATACTTTTGATAACTGTGCGGCCACTTGTTTTGGATCTACTGCGCCTGCTGGCTGTTGCTGTTGTGCCTGTTGTTGTGCTTGTGCGCCAGTGTATACTGATTGCTGTGCTAAAGCCGCTTGCTGTACTAGCTGTGCAAATAACTGTTTAACCTGTGCTGGATCAACCGCTTCTTTAACTGCGGTTGGTGCAGCAGGTGGTGTACCTGGCTTTTTAACTGCCGCTCGTGCTTGTGCCAATGGACTGGCTGTGTTAGGTACTGTGCCAGGTTTAACTGGTTGTCCTTGAGCTGTAGTAGTAGCTTGTCCACCAGCAGTTTGATTATTGTAGGGATTTTTAGCCGGAGGCGGAGGAGTTACAGAATCGGCGGTAGCTTTACTAATAGCCTTAATCAAGCCCATAATATCATCACGATTATTCAAGGTAGAAAAACTCATACCTCTTAATAAATTCTGCTGTACAAATGATAATAAATCTTTTTCGTAGCGTCCATCTGTACGACTCAGATATGCTTGTTTTTTTACAGGATCTGTAATGGCTTTAGCCACTTGGTCTGAAAACTTAGTCCAGGCATTGTAGGCCTTATCAGCAGTGGCTGCAATTTTAGCATCTTGTCTAACATCCTTGTACGCACCAGCAACGTCTTTGAATGGCTGTGTTACTGCGCCAATTCCTGTGCCGATTGCGTCTTTAGCTTGAGCTAGGCCCGAGGCTGCTCCCTTGGCTACATCCATTAGACCTTCATCTAATTGTTTCTGTGTTAGTTCATGAATTTGCATCGGTTTTTCTCACTGTACGAGTAAATTTACCAGGATCTTTTAGCTTAATCGCATTGAGTAATTTACGTGTGAGATTTTCAGCTTGCTCTGGTGTATATGTTTCTTCAATAGATTCTAATAACCGTATAGCTGACGCAATAACGTTTGAAGCACGATTTTCAATTACGTGACGTTGATCACGTTCAATATACATCGCGTCTAATTCTTCTAATAAACTACGAGTTTTCTTTTGCATAATGGCTAGAACCTTTTTATTATTTATCGGTCTTTGTAATAGATAGTAAATAGATCATGGATACTTTTTGTGTTTTACCTTGGTTTGGTCGAGAAATTTCATGGGCCGAGAAAGAAACTCATTGTTGTTTATTACCTAAACATTATGACATAAATTTAATTAAAAGTCAAATGCTAGCAGGAGAACAACCAACAGATTGTCAAAAATGTTGGAATTTAGAAAAACACGGTCTTCGCAGTGATCGTCAAGTTAAAAATGCTGCACTTGATTGGTGGTGGGATAAAGATTTATCCTTTATTAAACAAGAAGCACAATCGGATAATACTGACATACGAATGCTTAAACTGTTAACCAGTTACACCTGCAATGCTTTGTGCGTAAGTTGCGGCGAAACTTCAAGTAGTAGCTGGTATAATTTAAAAAAACAACACAAAACTATTCCAATTAATCAATACAAATTTGTTGATTTAGATCTTGTCAAGCAAAAAGTAGATTTTAAAAAATTAATATGTTTAAGTCTAATAGGTGGTGAACCACTATATGAAAAAAAGAATTTTGATTTATTAGAATACTTAATAGAGTTAGGCAATAATTCAGTATTTTTAAGTATTGTAACCAATGGTAGCGTAGCATTAACTAGCCGGCAAAAATCAGTTCTATCTAAATTTAAAAATGTTAATTTCAGCCTGAGCATCGACGGAACCGGACCGGTGTTTGAATATGTGCGTTATCCGCTAAAATGGAATCAATTGGAAAATAACCTGAGATTTTTTAAAGAAGTAACTGATAATAATTCTGTAAATTACACTATTAGCAACTTAAATATTTTAAATCATAATGAAACTACTGCATGGTTTCGTGCTAATAACTTACCGTTTTCAAACAACCCTATATACAGTCCCAGCTGGTTACAGCCAAGAGCCTTGCCCGAATCTGTTAAATCTGTACTAAAACAAAGATTAACTATAACAGATTACAATACATTCATTGGAGATCATACTGAAAAAGATCAACAAAACTTTAAAACATTCTTAAAAGAAATTGACTGGCAGGATTCTGTTAAAGGTATTAGTTACAAAAACTATTTGCCAGAATTAGCTCAATTACTTAACAATTAAAAGTTACTCTTAATTGAGCCCAATAACTGTTTTAATTTAGCACTTTGTACGTCTGCCACCGGCGCACTAGTTTCTTCATCACCGGCGTCCTGTATGCCTACTCTACTACTTGCTTTAATTTGATCCATTACGTTAGGCTTTTTAATAAACCCGCTAGACTGTTGTTGATCTTCGCCTAGATCTGTAATACGCATAGTTTCAATATTGTATTCCAAGTCTACCTTTTGTCCTACACCCGTTGAACTACGTGATTTCATACATTGAATTTGATAGCGTCCACGCTCTTTCATGGCACGTGACGTAAAAATACCAAACACGTTATCCGCTGTATTAATCTTTGAAATACCGCCGGAAATATGACTATGGTCAAATTCTACTTCTTCTACCGCACCACGATTTAACTGCGACGCTGTAACTAATAATACATTTAATTCTTTTGCTAGGTTACGTAACTCTTCAGAAACATATTTGTCTTTTACAAATAAATCATTAGGACTTACTTTAGCACTTACAGGCATTAACAAGTCCAAATAGTCAACCATGACAAAATCAACCCGAATTCCTGTTTGTACCTGTACTTCTTTTAAGTATGCACGCACATCATTATATTGTCCAGACTTTTTACTGTATAATTTAACTTTTAATTCAGTAGTGTCCATATCCTTACGAATATCTTTAGTTGACATTCCTGCTAACATAGCATCCGTACGCAAAGCACATAGTTCTTCACTAAGTTCTAACGAAATATAAACACCCGACAGTCCTTGTTGTAACCAACTAAGTGCAATATTCATCATAACTAGCGATTTACCTGAGCCAGAACCACCAGCAAAAATGTTTAATTCGCCGCGACTAAATCCACCATACAATAACTTGTCTACGCTAGGCCATCCTGTGCTTACTTGTCCGCCTGAACTAAAGTATTTTTCTAAGCGACTTTTTGGATTGTCAAAATAGTCTGTACCCATATCTTTTGTTAATGATATTTGTACAGCATCTTTAATTAATTTTTCTACAGGATCAAACTCGCCCTTTTCCAACATGTCTGCGGCTTTTAAAATAGCACGCTCTAGTTCTTGGCGTTTAGTAAATCCTTCAAATTCACCCATGAACCAATTAAAATGATCTTCATTTAAGTCAGGAATATGTTTTAGTGTAATACCGGTGGTTGCTGTGATTTGTTCAGCTACCGGCATTGTTTTAAATTCATTTACGTGCTGGGCAATAAACTCAGCTGCAGGACGCAAGCTACGATCAAAGTTTTCTGGATTATAAATGTTTTGTACACGCACATAACTAGCGGCGTCTTGGAGCATCATTTCCAAGAACAAACGTTGTACTTCAGTTCCGTATTCTTTTAACAATTTGCTTTTTCCTTAATTCAATCTTTATTTTACTATGTTCTTTGGCTTGAAGTATAGTTATTAGAGTAGCCAACTTTCCATATTTTATCACAGCATCATTTACGTCTTTACAGTCAGGCCACTCAGGCATGCTTACAGACCATCCTAGCTCTACAGCACGATCTACTAGTTTCATACCTGCTGCATCTTGATCGGGTACAACTATAACTTCCTTGCCTAAACTTCTAATTAGTCGAACTTGTGCGTCATTAATTTCAGCATGTAACACAGCTAGCCCGTTAACGCTTAATGCATCAAATACACCTTCCATTACTAAGACATAATTCCAGCTATCGTTTTGCAAGTCTGTACCAAATACATATCCAGGCTGGATATCATTAATATACTTGGGTATCTTGTTGTCTAAGAATCTACAACTATAGCCAACCACAGCATTGTTATATGTAAACGGCACAACTATGTGCGGGCGTGTCCAGTGTACATTATCCGTTTGTAACTGTACCATTAATGGATAATCTTCTGGCACACTGCGATTGCGTACATATTCCCAATACTCATCATGCTCCAGTGTTAATAATTCAGCAAATGGTGGTAAGTCGCGTTCTTCAAACTTAATACCTTGCAATTCATTTGCTACCTGCTGACGTTCATTTAATATACCAGCAATTGATTTATGCTTAAGGCTTTCTAGATTAACACGCTCTATTTCTTCTTGTGGTACATTTAACCATGATAAGAACTTGCGTGCTTTATAACTTAAATTACGCCCTAGAATAAAACTAGCAGTATATCCACAATTAAAACAGTGATAGCTCCAACCCTCTTCCGATAACTTTAAACCGCCGCGTGATCTTTTATCTGTATTTTCGCCATTATGTACACAACAAGGAGCATTAAAACTTATCCAGCCCGAACTAGACGTTTTACGTTTTGCTGGTAAGTAGGCGAGAATGTCTAGCATTCATACATTGTACAGGAATCTATTAGAGAAATCAAGCGTTTTTGGTTAGCGATATTTCAAATTAACTACGTGTCCGGTTGAAATAATAACCTGAGCGGCTTTCATAGTAGGCGGAACAGGACGATAACCCGATCCTCCAGTTACTACTGTAATACCACTGACTACACCTTCGTTTATTGTGGCTGTAGCTGTTGCTCCAGCGCCATCACCGACAATTTGTACCAGTGGCGGTGCTTGATAGCCAATACCAGCATAGATAACATTGATACCGGTAACTACACCATCTTCAACATTGGCAGTAGCCTGTGCCGGTACACCCATTACCTGGGTACCATTTTCACCTGTAGTGTAAATTGAATTATTAAAGCATAAACGAACAAGCGGATGCCATCCAACAATAGTCATGTATACTGTACCGGTTTTGTTTAGATACTGTGTAGACTCAGTAATATTGTAAAAAATACTTTGATAGTTTTCAGCTGCTTGGGCTTTGATTGTGCCGGTATAACCCACAAGATCAAATTGAATTGTAGTCACAGCTGATTTGGGCTCAATATAGCTAGAATAGAATTCGGTTGATTGGTACGGACTATAATTGTTAATTGGTGATCCACCTTGTAGTGCCCAGTCTGGATAGTTAGTCGAACTAGCACCACCATAGCTGTCTTGCGCTGTTAGATCAGTAGTAGGAATAGTTAACTCTGCGCTAGGTACAAATTCAGGATATACACTGTCTACAATGTCTACAGGAGCCATAGCGCCTGCTTGAGCATCTGTAAACACCGCTTCTACTAAGTTACCACTGGCACGACTAATACTGTAGTTTGCTGGCTGTGCTTCAATATACTCAATCGCTTCAGCTGTTAAAGTAACTTTAGCACGTCCTACAGTAGCGTTAATGATGGTCATTTCCGTGGCGTTCATTAGCTCTACACCATTTTGACTGATCAGTCTAAAAATAAGAGTGCTACCCGAAATATTTACGGGTTTTTGATCTTGGTTGATAAACTCAAATAATATGACATTATCAACACCTTTGTTAATTGTTAGTTTTTTTGCGTACACTGGGTCGTACCTCATAGTAAAGTAAGCACCACTGGTGTCAATCATTAATACTCTGGTTTTCTGTTGATATAAATACGCCGTGGTCGAATACATAGGAATCCTCTAACAATATTTATGGGCAATGATATCTTTACAAAACTTGCAGACAAGTATCCGTTTATAACGCTATGCGTCTATGCGTCTAATGAATATGTTGGAATTATACAAAATAAAGACGATTTAATCACTACCATTTACGACTTTGGTAGCATACAAGATATGGAATTAAAGCGTCAATTCTTAGAATTAGCCAACGTTTGGTGGTGGGAAAGTAACAGATCTATTCCTATTAACATATTCCTTAAAAGCGAATGGGACCCGTTTAAATACTACTTAAAAACCTTTGTTAATAAAGATTTAGAAATATTACATGGTCCTGCTTGTAGTTTAATTGATATTGCTAGAAAAAAGTCAAAGCGTAAGAGTATTACGCTGGTTCGCCGGGTTGATTAATGTTAAACATAAACAAATTAATGCTAGTAACCGGAGTAGGCGGTGCCCGCATGGATTTTGTCGCCGGTTGGTTAGGTACATTACCTAACTTTTTAGACAATGTTTGGTCGATTGATCCTGCAACCGGGCGCAGTTATGGAGATATGAGTTTTGCTAAAACAATTGACTTTGAGCCAAACGCATTAGATCATATTATAAATGTAGAATTTAATATTAATAAAAATTCTAATGTGTCAGCAGTAGGAGCATGCCATGGATGGAATCTTGATGCTCACATACAAAC